CTCACTAGAGGGGTTTTAAATCTATAGGTAATGATATGAGTGAAAACACCCAACACTACTTGGGGAATCCACTTCTAAAAAGAAGTAATGTTCCACAAGAGTGGACTAAAGAACAAATCCTTGAATACCAGAAGTGTATGGAAGACCCCATATACTTTATTAAGAACTATATTCGTATTGTTTCTTTGGATGAGGGACTTGTTCCATTCAAACTCTATGATTTCCAAGAAGATATAGTAAACACGATTCACGACAATCGTTTTACTATATGTAAACTTCCTCGACAGTCTGGTAAGTCAACAACCCTCGTATCTTACGTTTTACATTACGTTCTATTCAATCCGAATATGAATGTTGCAATCCTTGCTAACAAGGCTGCGACTGCAAGAGATATTCTAGGAAGACTCCAACTCGCATACGAAAATCTACCCAAGTGGTTACAACAGGGGGTGGTATCATGGAACAAAGGTTCTGTGGACTTAGAGAACGGTTCTCGTGTGGTTGCATCATCTACATCATCATCTGCTGTTCGTGGTGGTTCATACAATATGTTGTTCCTAGACGAATTTGCATTCGTTCCACAGAATGTTGCAGAAGACTTCTTTAGTTCGGTATATCCTACAATCTCATCTGGTAAGTCTACCAAAGTTGTTATCGTATCAACTCCTAACGGTATGAATATGTTCTATAAGTTATGGACTGATGCAGAGAATGGTAGGAACACATATAATGTCATAGATGTTCACTGGAGTCAAGTTCCAGGCCGTGATGATAAGTGGAGACAAGAAACTATCAATAACACCTCTGAAGAACAGTTCAGAAGAGAGTTTGAGTGTGAGTTCTTGGGTTCTGCAAATACGTTAATACACCCATCTAAGATTAAATCAATGGCATTTCATAATCCAATTAAGTCTAATGCTGGATTGGATCTCTATGTCAAACCAAAAGAAGGACACCTCTACACCATCGTCTGTGACGTTGCTAGGGGGACTCAGAACGATTATTCTGCATTTATTGTATTCGATGTTACTACTGTGCCATACACTATTGTTGCGAAATATCGTAACAATGAAATCAAACCTCTACTCTTTCCTAATATTATTCACGATGTTGCAACTGCATACAATCAAGCATACACACTTGTTGAGGTAAATGATATTGGTGAACAGGTTGCATCTGCACTACAGTATGACTTGGAGTATGAGAACCTTATCATGGCTTCCATGCGTGGGCGTGCGGGTCAAGTGATTGGGGGTGGTTTCTCAGGCGGTAAGGCACAATTGGGAGTAAGGACAACAAAGGCGGTTAAATCGCTAGGATGTTCTAACCTTAAACAGATTATTGAAACAGATAAACTTATTATTAATGATTATGACTTAATCAATGAATTTTCCACATTCTCACTTAGAGGACAGTCTTATGAAGCAGAAGATGGACACGCTGATGACCTTGCAATGTGTTGTGTTATCTTTGCATGGTTGATTCAACAGACATATTTTAAAGAGTTGACAGATGATGATATTCGTGCTAGAATGTTTCAAGAACAACAACATCAATTAGAACAAGACATGGCCCCGTTTGGGTTTATGGATGATGGATTGCAAGACCCTTATGGGGAAACTGTGATAGATGAATATGGAACACGGTGGAGTCCAGTGGTTCGTTCTTATGATTCAGATTGGTAGAAAACACTAAAACCCTACATAATATCAATAATGTCGTTTTCTAATTTGAGATAACAGTTCGCACAAACGACTGTGGATTGGTTGATTAAACCTACAACTTCGGTTCTAGATTCCTCATTCAATCCTTTTCTTTTAGATAGAGAACGTATTTTCCTCTCATGAGGATAAAACTGGAGACAAGCAGTTTCAGATTCGCCACAATGATGACAGGACTTTTCACCAAGATATTCGTTTACCCATATCTTTCGTGCCCTGTAATTGCGTTGTGATACCTTTTTGATGGTATTTTTGTATTTCTGATAGTGCTCCGACATGAAACTATTTATGTGCTGCTAAACCTATAAAAAAACATTCTGAAGAGATGGGTTTTTATAAATATTCGTGTAAATTTGAGGATAACCTTAGATTATTATAAAGTAAATCCATAAAGGAGAAACAGAGATGGCATTTCAACTATCCCCTGGCGTGCTAGTCAAAGAAATTGATTTGACCAATATTGTTCCTGCTGTTGCAACCTCAATTGGTGCGATCGCTGCTGGCTTCCCACAGGGCCCAGTAGAAGAGATCATCCCAATCGGTTCAGAACAGGAATTGGTTAATTTCTTTGGTAAACCAAACTCAGATAACTTTGAGACTTGGTTCACTGCCGCAAACTTTCTTCAATACGGAAACGCTCTTCGTGTAATTCGTGCTGACACAGCTGCTGTCAACGCTACCGCAGACGGATCTGGATTGAAGATTAAAAACGACACAGATTATGAAAACAATTATGCCGATGGTTCTGGTTCTGTAGGTGAGTGGGCTGCAAAGTTCCCAGGCACATACGGTAACTCGCTTGGTGTTTCTATTTGTTCTAATGCAACTGCATACGAACAGACAGTCACCTCAACCGTTGACGGCGCACATTCTGCTGGTGCAACAACCCTTGCAGTTACATCTGGTGCAGACTTTAATGTCAATGACATTATCTATCTACAAGAAACTGACGGACAACAGTATGAAGTTACTGCAATTGCAACTAACGACCTTACTATTCGTCAACTAGACAATCCTAACGGTGGTGGACTAAAATCTGCAATGTCTGGTGGCGAAGCAATTCGTAGACGTTGGAGATTCTATGACTTGTTTGATGCTGCTCCTGGCACATCAACATGGGCAACAGACAGAAACATCTCTGCTGATGAAATGCATATTGTAGTGTATGACAGAGACGGTGGTATTTCTGGATTTGATGCAGATATTGCTGGACAGAGAACAACTGCTGTTCTAGAAACATTCCCATTTGTATCACAGGCAAATACTGCAAAAACTCCACAAGGTGGAACTGCTTTCTATGCAAATGTTGTGAACACTGGTTCTTCTTTCGTAAGATGGATGGATCACGATGCATCACTAACTAATGCTGGAACACAGATTGCATCTGGAGCTTCTTATGCTTCTACTGCTGGTAAGGCGGGAGTTCTTTCCGATGACCTTGCTGGTGGAACAGATGATACTCCAACAATTGGTGAATTAGATATTGCATACAACTTGTTTGCTGACGCTGACACAATTGATGTAAACCTAATTATGGCAGGAACTTGTCCTGCTTCAACAGATGGTGTTACACACGCAACCATGATTATCGACCTCTGTGAGGCTCGTAAAGATTGTGTTGGTTTCATCTCTCCTCGTAGAGCAGATGTTGTTGGTGTGACTACTGGTGCTGCACAGACAACTAATGTTGTTGCGTTCTTCAACCAGTTGGCAAGTTCATCTTATGCAGTATTCGATTCTGGATATAAGTATATGTATGACAAGTATAACGATGTATATCGTTATGTTCCACTCAATGGTGACATTGCTGGACTTGCTGCAAATACTGATAATGTTGCAGAACCTTGGTTCTCTCCTGCTGGTTATAACAGAGGACAGATTCGTGGTGCTGTTAAGGTTGCATTCAACCCAACAAAGGCACAGAGAGACATTCTCTACCCTGCTAGAGTCAACCCTGTAATGACACAGCCTGGACAAGGAACTGTATTGTTCGGTGACAAGACTGCATTGTCAAGACCTTCTGCATTTGATAGAATCAATGTTCGTAGATTGTTCATTGTTCTTGAAAAGGCGATTGCAACTGCTGCTAAGTTCCAGTTGTTTGAGTTTAACGATTCATTTACTCGTGCTCAATTCAGAAACTTGGTAGAACCGTTCCTTCGTGATGTTCAAGGTCGTAGAGGTATTACTGACTTCTCAGTAGTTGCCGATGAGACTAACAACACAGGGGAAGTTATTGATAGAAATGAGTTTGTTGCAGATATCTACATCAAACCTGCTCGTTCAATTAACTTCATTACACTTAACTTTATTGCTGTTCGCACAGGTGTTGCGTTCAGTGAGATTGGCGGATAAGGAGATAAAAAATGGCTAGTATAGACGAATTCAAAGCTTATCTAGACGGCGGCGGTGCTCGTGCCAATCAGTTTAAGGTTACATTAACAACTCCGACAGGAATTTTTACAGGACTTCCTGCTACAAAAGCCTCGTTTCTTATTAAGACTGCGAGTTTGCCAGGACAGACAATTACTGACATTCCAGTGAACTATAGAGGACGTATCCTTTATCTTGCTGGTGACAGAACATTTGAACCTTGGACAACTACAGTTCTTAATGATGCGGAGTTTGATCTCAGAAATGGTATTGAAAGATGGATGAGTGGTATCAATGACTTGGAAACAAGTATTGGCCAAACAGACGTATCACGATATACTGCTGACCTACTCGTTGAACAGTTGGATAGAGAGGAAAATACTCTTAAATCCTACACTCTTAGAGGGTGTTGGCCAACTGCGATTAACGCTATTGAACTGAATATGGATACCGTAAGTGATATTGAAACCTTTGACATTACTTGGAGATACACATATTTCTCCGCTAGTAGCGTATAATCCAATTTTACAAACCTACTAAATAGTAGGGTAAAATTAGGAGAACTATAGTATGGCTGAACTTTTTGGTTTCAGAATCACAAGGGCGAATCAGAGTAAGGGCAGTGATGGATTCACTGCCCCCTCTACTGATGATGGCACCTTAGACATTGTATCAGGCGGTGGGCATTATGCTTCCATCCTTGATATGGATGGTCGTGATCGCAATGAAATAGACTTAATCAGAAGATATCGTGATATTGCACAACAACCAGAGTGTGATAGTGCAATTGAAGATATCGCAAACGAAGCGATTGTCTCTGATGAAAGGGGACAATCTGTTTCTATTTCCCTCGACAGATTAGACTTATCACCAAATATTAAATCGAAAATCAGAGATGAGTTCGATGAGGTGTTGCGTCTACTTGACTTTAATGCAAAAGGACATGACATCTTTAGAAGGTGGTATGTTGATGGTAGGATTTACTATCACAAGGTTATCGACAAGAAATCTCCTCGTAAGGGAATTCAAGAACTACGTTATATTGACCCTCGTAAAATTAAGAAGGTCAGAGAACAAAGAAAAGAAAAGGATCAGGCAACTGGTCTAGACATTGTTAAAAAGATTGAAGACTTTTATCTATACAACGATAAAGGACTAGATCAAAACTCTGGAACAACTAGTGGTGTAAAAATCACTGCTGATTCCATTTCATATTGTCCTTCAG